AAAGAAGGCCCCGCCGGAGCGGAGCCTTGTTGATTAGTGGTGTTGTTCTGCGAACTCTAGCATATCTGTTAGTCTAGTAAGCACTTCTTCTAAACCGTAACAGTAATGCTCGTCACACAGATGGTGTTGCATCTCAAACGCCTTGTCCTCAAGCTCTTTGCTCATAGAAACGTAATAGACATTAGTGTTATCGACACGCCACTCTACTTCATAGCTGAAGCCATACTGTGGGTTGTCCCGCAGTATCTTCCGCACCCTGTAAGAGTAACCCGTGTACCGCGGTTTCCGGTCTGTGACATATTTTTGCCACTCGTCCTTGGCCGCCTCTGGCATACGACTCACCTCCCAAACGTCTTTAACTCTGCACCGCCGTTTGACCCGTGAGTCGCGGATGGAGACGATTTCTCCAATCCGCCCGCAAGCATATTTGCGTCCGGAGATCAGTTGCCAGTGTTTACCGGCATTGACCAGAAAGACGCGGCCCGCGGATCGAAGGTGTTTATCGGCTTTTAACCAGCCCGCTAAAGTTGGTTGAAAACCTGAGATGTTTACCCATTTGAGATGATATCCCAGAGCAGATAACGCACCGTCGATCTCGTAATCGTAGGTCCCCCGAATGGCTTTGCCATTACGGTAGCGGTTACGGATGAACGTCGCGACCTCACTGGTGTTCTTGCCAGTGATGAAGCTAACCACGGCGGGGCCGCAATAACGGTTGTCCCGTGGGCCGCGGTTTATGGGGTGTAGTTTAACAGGCATGGTTAGCCCTCCCGTGTTGGTTGAAGTTCCCGTTATTCTATTTACTATGTCAAACAGCGTCGGCGGCTCGACTTGCCGCTCTTCTTATATTTTTATTTTAAATCAATGGGTTATAAGTTGTATCCCATATGCGACTTATCTTATACAATATGCGACAATATGCGTCAATAATTTGACACTTAAATGCGACACTATGTCGCATGGTCTTATACAATCCTATATGCTAGGCTCTTAACACGATCAGAAATGGTTGTACGGATGGGACGGGGAACCCTCAAGGCTCTGCACTGCATCCAAACGGGTCAATCCTACGGTCATAGTAACCGTCTCATCCATGGCTCTTTTCCTACTGTCTACACAAAACTTAAAAAAGCCCCCGCTCAACGGCGGGGGCTCCAAATTTGTAGCCAGCATTTCGTGCAAAGGAGGATGGCCCCCTCCCTTGCGGTGGCCTTATTATCACACCGTCGGCATTTTGAAAGACCTTTTATCATTGTTGAACCCTCAACCGTGCTTTGAGCAAATAGGACTGTGCCTCCTGCATTGAGCTTATCGCTTCACCTAGCATTTCGATCTCTGCGACAGAGCGGACATACTCAGCTTGAAGCTCTTCACCTTTAAATTCAAGGTCCAGAGCCGCGGACATTGCGTCGTTGAGCTTGACCTGAACCGCCTGATATCTATCAACCCTCTTCATTTTCAGCCTCCTCAACATGAATGATAACGTCTTTAATATGATCGTCCCATATTATCTCTTCAGCTACTTCTCTTGCCTTGTCCTTGTTGGGAGCTTCGACATCAATCCGGTGATACACCGTGACGTAAACCTTAAACTTTTTTAGCATCTCATCCTTCATCGTCGTCTCTCTTAGTTGCAAGTGAAACAATGCAGACGTTTAACTCTTTCGCAATGTGATACATCTCATCTGCAATATCTTTGTCAGTTGAATGACGCACATCACTTGCAACGCAACCATCAAACTTATCAACCGCGTCTTGCAATTTGTACATCGCTTCCTGAATGTTTCTTATTTCATGTAAATTTTTACGCATACCATTCTCCCGTGTTATATAAGATTTATCCCATACATATACTAAATAAAAAAATAAGTCAATAACGAAAGTGGGCCAGCCCCGCAGGACCGGCCCTTCCATCCCATTAAAATAGTGGGTTGGAAACTAGTTGTCTTCATCTGCCTCAGACATAACATAGGCAGCGGAGCTCATACAAGAGCCTATGAAGCCTAGCACGGTAGCCGTGTTAGGAGCCCCAAGGGCCATACGGAAGATAAGAGCTTGCATGGCTCCCCCCATGACGGCCCCGCTATTACAACCGGCCTTTTCAAACCGGTCTAACAGTCGTTCCATTTCCTCGACACCGGATTGAAAATCTTCTGCCTCATTACTTAACTCAGGCATCTTCACCCTCGTATGACGGCATCTTGTAGCCATGAGCGTTAACCATGTTAAAAGCTTCAGCAAGCTCCTCCTTTGCTTGCAACATACGGCGCGGTAAGGTGCCGTCGAGTATTTCATAACCCTCGCTATAATCCATGTGGAAATCATGCAAGACCCTAGCGGCGTGAAGCACGGACGACAGTTGTCCCTCAGTCAACAGCGTCTTCATAAACTTCACCCGTTTAACTCTCGCCTCTTCTCGCTCATCGCGAGCTATCTCCCAAGGTTCACGAGTGTCTTTTGCGGCCATTTTCATTGTCACAGAAGCCTGTTTGATTTTGGCTTTCTTCTTATCGGCCCACATTTTCTTGATAGCTTTGGACTGCCGCTTACGAGCTTCGTCGCTCCACTTCTTTCTAGCCATTTCTACCTCCCGATAGTTACTTGTTTAAGATAATTCCCATATATACCAGACAACATAGGATGTCAACCTGTTGCGGCTTCGTCCCTGTCGTCGCGTAGAATGCGAACGATATCTTCGATTGTCGTCATATCTAGACCTATATGTTCGGCGGCACCACGATAACGGTTGAGCCACGCGGCTAACGCCACTCCGGCTTGATGCCGAAATTCCTCTTGCGACGCTTCATCTTTAGGGTCAAACGGTTCGTAGCCCCCGCCTTCTTTTCTATTAGATACAGGCGAAATGTACGCTGGATACTCTGCCACCTTGATAGACACGACGGAGCTTTGTTGCACTTCTTCTTGCTTGACCACTATCCGTAGTCCGCTAGCCATGCGCCGTGCTAAATCTAATTTTGCTTGCCACAATAATTGTTCATCTCTGCCATGAAAAGCTTGGTACATCTCATGTTCCGGATAATCCAAAAGCCATGTGACAAATTCTTCAGGCACAAACATATTCAGACCAGTGGCTTGCAGATATTCGTCGATTATCCGCTGCTTGGTCTTCCTTGCAAAATTACTCATTTATTTCCCCTTTTAAAATTAACCGCCGTGCCAAGACAAACCATGTCTAAAGTAACCTTTCCACGCCATGACCGCCTTACCCGACCTTAACCAGTCGAACCTTACCCGACCCAACCGAAACGCACCATAACCGTCACTCCATGACTGCCCGTGGCGCACCTGAACAAACCCAACCAAAACCGCCGTAACTCGCCGCGACTTGCGCTGCCAAAACACATCAAACCCGTCCATAACTCAACCGCCATAACAGATCCTGCCCAATCGGACCGGAACGCAACAGACCACGACCGCCTTGACTAGCCGTGCCTGACCCAAACGCAACAAGACCAACCTAACAGTAGCTGACCCCGCCTCAACCGCCATAACAGACCCTACCCAAACGGATCGGACCTTACCTCAACACACCGGAACCGCCACAACGCGGCGCACATGACCTGTCCTGCCCTCATCTCTCCCAACCATAACCGCCTCGACATTCCAGACCTGTCCATATCTAACCGCAACCCGCGGCGGGGGTTTCCCCCCGCCTATCTTAGTTAAGCAGCCCTCCGCAACCGCTCTTCTTGTAAGAACTGCATAAGTTCTGCTGTTTCTTGATCCGCGCACTCTGGATTTTCACGCGCCAACTCCTGAACAGCGCGACCCTCTTGCATGAGCTCGTCCCACATATCTTTATAACTTACTCCATCGAAAGAAAAATCATCTCCGATTATTGTAAATGTACCAAAAGACCCGCGGCCTTTTTCCTGACGAAAGTCGCCAAGTCCAATAAACCGTCCGGCATTTTGCACAAGAGAAGATATAGAGTGAGTGCTAAAATTAGGTGTAGCGAACCTGATTTCTACTTCGGCACACCAGTTAGGAAGATAGGCGCGAGTACGCATATCCGGTGTCCGGTTCATATCCGCAGATCTGACTACGTCAATCTTGAGATACGGCTTGCCCCAGATGTTTATGTTTGTCTGTGGCAAAAAGATAAGCCGGTTAACATTGGTTTTGTTTACACCAGCCGTTTCAAGAGCCGCCGTAGCCATTGCACCTTTTACGCCAGCCGCTGGGAAACACAAAAGCGTGTCACCTTTGGCTTGGGTGTGCATGGAGTCGGCAAACTCCTGTTCCGGATTATGTTTGATTTCTTTCTTTTCAGCCGCTGTCTTGCGGCCCGCGCCAACGAGGAGGTCTCGTTTAGCTTTTGCCGACATACTGTTGAAGTACATCGGGGTCTGTCCAATCAAGCGGATTTTGATTTGGCCCTGCTTGATGACGGGGATGCTGATTGCATCACTTGTCTTTTTTGCTGCCATTTTTTTCTCCTTTTGGTTAATGACATAAGATTTATCCTAAATATATAAGATAACATAAGATGTCAAGCATAAAAAAACCCCCAAGGCGGGGGCAAACCAACCTTGGGGGTCCAACTACGGGATGTTTCTTATATACACCTTTAAACCCGCAGATACAAGCCCTTTTATCGCATATTATAAAGATAATTATCCAATTCGACCATCATAAATAGCCTGTTCTAACTCTTCGTCGGACATATTATCTATGTCAAGGTCCGTGAGCCGCGGTTTTACCACCCGTGGTTTAAAAGATTTTCTTTTTGGAACGGGTGGAGGTGGCGGCGGCTCGTTAACCATCTTTGTTTCTTCAATAACTTCGATGGTAAACACTCTGTACTTGCATTTTCTACACTCTCGACGCCGACGAATGTTTCCGTCTTGCGGACGACTACTAAGCACAGCGGTCTCTGCGCCGCACTTAATGCACTTCACGTCTCTCTCCAATGTAAAGTTTACAACAAGAGCATTGGACATCACCGTGAACATCTACGGGTGGTAGATTACATCGGCACCGTGGGCACTGGTTGTTGTCCAATAGCTGTTGCATCTTACCGGCGTATCCAAAAGGTTTGTTGGAAACATACTGAAGTTCTCTATTCTTCGGCCATGCCATCGTCTATCTCTCCTGTACCGTTGCAGTTCTCACAAACGTCCATGTACCCTTCAAGGTAACCGCCTCTTATCCAATCGACAACAGCGCGTTCATACTCTAACTCGCCCTCTCCAACACATTCTGGACATATCATCGCATAAACTCCCATCCAATAGATAAATTTTTTTAAGGCAACGCCCCTAAAATTTTTAAATTAAACCTTTTGTGAGCGTTTGTAAGTATCAAAAATTATTCGTAACTGACCGCTGATCGTGCGGCCCTCTGCTTTGGCAATCTTCTTGATTTCGGAGTACACCTCAATCGGAACCAGAACAGATTTCCATTTAGTCGTGTCCATCATAACTCCACATATTGTGTTTATGTAAGCGAATATATGAGATAAATTATGTAATTGCAACAAAAAAGACCCCGCCGTGGCGGGGTCAGTTCTCTTCGGGAGGAATAAAAAAACTCACTTGGCTTCGCCCCAACTAGATCCGATCTCAACATCGCATTTGTTGGGCACCTCCAATGGTACAGCATTTTCCATAATTTTTGCAACCTCTTTTGCTTCTTCACAAGATTTCACGGAAATGGCTACTTCATCATGTATTTGAATAAGAGGTATACGCCCTGTTTCATAAATATTCACCATCGCCTGCTTGGTCATGTCTGCGGCAGAGGCTTGGATCAACCGGTTCAACGCTTTGTAAGTATATGCCCGTTTCAATCGTGTGGTAGGACCGTACTCATCGACAGCATCTTTGTATGGCAGAGCCTTATTCATGCCAAATGTATCGGGCTCCCATAAATCAAACCGGCATCTGCGGCCCAGTATGGAGCTTACAGCCCCTTTGCTCTTCTTACTGTTGAGGTGTTTCATTACACCGTTTTGTAGACCTTTAACAAACGGCACTCGCTCATGGTATTGCTTGATTAGACCCCGTGCCTCGTCCACTTCAATATCTAACTGGTCTGCTAGCTTGTTGACGCCCATGCCATACATCATGCCAAGGTTGATCGTCTTGGCCTGCTTACGTTTGATGCCAGCCATTTCTGCTACCATCGTATGAAAATCCATGTCGGGATCGTTGCGGTAACCGTCAACAAAGTCTTGTGCGCCCTCTAGCGGCACCCGTCCCCTAGAATTTCCTAAAACTTGTGCATAGTGAACCAAGATTCGTGGCTCCTGTTGCGAGAAATCTATGGAAGCCCACTGTTCTCCCTCTTCTGGTAGAAACAGACTGCGTATCATGGGTCCTAGCTCTGGATCGCGGGCCGGTATCTGTTGCAGGTTGGGGTTGGACATTGATATGCGGCCAGACACGGTCCCGCCGTCGTCAGACCGGATCTGATTTATGTGACTGTGTATGCGCCCATCCGACCGGCAGTGCTTCATAATGGTGTTGATGAACGTGCCGCTGGTCTTGTTCAGGTTGCGGGCTTCGACTATCAGCTTTGGAAAATCGTGCGTGTGGTCAGATAGAAATTGTTTCCTGAAGGACGGTGCGCCCTTCTCTGTCTTTGGGTAGGCTATGCTGAGATGGTCAAACGCTTTAGCAAGAGACTGCGCCGCCCATATCTCAACGTCCATGCCCGACATATCTTTTATCTGCTTGAGTACGGCCTTTTCTCTTTTGAGCAAACTATCTTTGGTGCGTTCTACCTTGTCCTGATCTACGCGGACGCCCTTCCATGTCATGTCTATCAAGCATGGCAACAAGGCTAGTTCCAGATTAGCTATAGACCACAAGTCCTCTCTGCCTATCTCTACAGACAGATAGTTCCATAAGTCTAAGGTAAGCTCCGCGTCTCCTTGTGCGTAGGGACCGACATACATAGCGGGCATCTTCCACATTTCTGATTTGGCATCCAGACCAAAGCTTACCGCCGCTTCTCTTAGTTCTTTCTCTGTCTTTGTTTTTTTAAGATAGTCGTAAGCTATGTTGTTGAGACTGTAACTGAATCTGTTCTCATCAAGCAGGGATACTATGAGCATGGTGTCGATTATGCGGCCCTTGATGGTAAAGCCCATGCGCCTGATCCAGCCCGCATCATACTGAGCATTGTGCATGATCTTATCAGCAGGACACTCAAACACTTTCTTCAGCCACTTGTTGACTATGCGCTCATCCAGATTACCGCCATTCTCGTGACGTATGGGTATGTAACCTGCCCAGCCCTCGACAGCTATAGCGTAGCCCACAACCTCGCCATCACCTGTAGGCCATCCCGGTCCATTGGACTTGAGATTGGGGTCTTTTGTCTCAACGTCGACGGCTATCTGCTTGGCATCAAATATGTCAGGTAGCTCTGCCGGTGGCACCCACTCTGAAACAGGCACACTCTTGTGAATGGTCAAACTCATTAGTCCTCGCCTCCCAAAGCACCATAGCCGCATATGTCTATCCAGCTATCTTCGTGTTCCGGCGTCACTATAAGACGTGCCAGCTTGACCGCAACCATGCACTGGTAAACCTGAGACACAGATACGTCCTTGT